TTAGGCATTCCAGCCACCCACACCCGATACCAGCCATTCGCGGCCTGAGAGATGCCCGCGCGGACGAAGCTTCCGGAACCCGCCTTGCCAGCAACCGCAGTCATAGCAGTCAGGTTGAAGGTGACATCGATGTCATTGGATGTCGCGGACGCATCGAACAGACGTAGTATGCCGGAAAAATAGCCGGCCGGCTTAAGGTATATTGAAACCACATTGTTGACGTTTGAGGCGCCCCCGATTGCAGCCTGACTATCAGCATACTGAGAACCGCTTGTGGTCGATGGGATGACGCTGGCCGCAGTGTTCGTGCCGTCAGGAGCGACCCCTACATTAGCCGTGACTGCGGCAGTTCGTGTCACGAACTGCGTGCCAGGGGTCGAGGAATACGCTGCTATGTTGGAAGACGCACCCTCGAGACTTAGTCCGCGGGCAGAAAGCGCAACCGGATCATAGGAGAATGCAGGAGACCCGGATGCTGTCTGCACGAGGGCTCCCGCAGACCCCGGAAGCCACTTTGCACTAGCCCTCGCAAAGGACATGAGCTGCGAGAAGGTATAACTTGTGAGGTCCATGGCCTTAGCTCCGGAACTGGACAGATTCGTAGGTAGGAACGTCGATCAGACGAGACCCGACGCTAGCCATGTGGTTGATGCCGTTTCCGCCCATCGGGAATGATGATGCCCCAGCCACGCTAAACTGCTCAATGTCTGTTATGATTGGCATCGTGCTGGCGAAGATCCCGGCCCTAGCGCGTAGAGTGACCCCGGTGGTAGTTGCTCCGCCGCTCATGGAGACGGTTGGCGTGAAAAGGCCCCCATGCCGCTCGGCAAAAATTGGGGGTAGCCAATAATCTGGTGCAATCTCGTTAGCGTTGAAGAGGGGTCCACACTCTATCAGGATCTGGGCGCCGACTACATTGACAAAAAGCCCGCTACCGCCGGCCGTGCAGTTGAACGAAGACACCGTTCTCGCGGTGGATACATCTCCAGTGGCTCTGTAAACGGTGTAGGCGAGATTGCCTGTCGCACCGTCGCAATCGAGCACGAGAACATTGCCCGCCTTTTTAGAAAGCGGGATTTGCAGAGACCCAAGATTCCAGAACTGCGTGAGCGGCGCTGCCGGCAGCGTTATGAGGACGCCAAAATCCGTCGTCTGTTGCGGGAAAGTATAAGGCAAAAGGGTCCCGCTCTCGTCGTATACGGCAACCATCTCGCTTGAGCGCGGATCGTAACCGTCCTTCGCCATACATGCGATGCGGTGTCGGTCCATCAGGCCGTAACCGTTCTTCTGGGCATAAGTGCGCGTGAAGCCGGCCACAAAGTCTCGGCCCTCCTGTGGAGCCCGCTCCTTATACCCCGTCATCATAGTTGAGGGATTGTAGTTGGTCATGAACCAGAGATCGGGCGGAAGGCCGAAGCGCTGCGTCGAATTTGCGAGAAGATAGGCCACAGCGGATTCAAGCTGCGTATAATCGAAACTGGCCTGGTCGTTCATCCCGAAGTTACACAAAACGAGATCCGGAGAAGCCGACGCTCCGCTAGGAAGCTGAACGGATGCCACGTAGGTGAGCCATAGCTTCGTAAGGTCCGCAAACCACGGGGGTGGCGAAGCGACGACCCCCGCTATCTGATTCCCGGGAAGATTTCCGGTTGTCCAGGTCTGGCCGCTGATTCCACGATGATAAACAAGAATGTTGGCCGCCTGCGTCCCGTAAGCCTGTCGCAACATCTGCTGTAAATAGAATTTTGGCGTTGCGCTATCAGCAGCCTGCGATCCGCCGTCTGTCGTGCTGTCTCCAAACAGAACTACGACCGCAGGACTCGTCGGAGTCGCCGCAGCTACAGCTTGATCAAGACGTTTACGATGGGTGGCGGTGATATCAAATCGGGATGGAAAACCGACAAAAGTGTTTTCCGGAATGATACGCTTCCTGTAGCCACTGCCAGTATTGACATCAAGATTAACCAAAACTCCAGGGCCCACAAATATGACATTCCCAACAGCATCTAGATTGGCCGCGTTGTATCTCCCCGGCGGGAACCACAAAGTTCTGAATCCGGCGGCAAATGCCGCATCGTGAGCTGTCTTGATGAGCGCGCTCACGTCTGTTACGCCTGAGTTGTCGAGAGCCGCATTGCCAATGAAATTACGCACATCGTTCGGCACATAGCCAGATCCGCTTGCGCTCCCTCCTACAAGGGCGAGAAGACGCTGCGCTGTCAAAATCTGCCCTGGAAACACTGCCCCTGTCATATCACAGCCTCATTCAAGATAAGTGAGTTAAGCCTGCTGTCGCCAGACGTTCCGGGCGTTACAAATCCTATCGCATAGGGCGGGTCGGGGGTGACCGGAACACCGCCCGCGACGGAACCTTGCGAGACAAAGAACTGATCGCACATTGCTAACAGAAGGCTTTCCCCGTTGAATCCGGCCGGGAGCGGAGGGGACTGAGCTTCTAGGAATGACAACTTTAACTCCACCGGTAGAGTAAGCTCATAGGCCCCTACCGTGAATTCCCCTATAGCGTCTGGCGATTCTGGCGTTCCTGACCTGTAGCTCCCCGCCTGCAAGTCAACTAACAGGCTCGGCTCCGCAGATGGCAATGTCACAAATGAGATCGTCATCTGCATTAGGGTCGGTCGCTCGTTAGCGCCCGGCCGCACAGCCAGAGCCGGCATAACAGCAGGTTGGTAGTAATTTGTCACAACGTGTAGTTCCCGCCCCAAACTATCGCGCTGCCTCCGCTGTAAGCGAAAGCGTTTACGAATCCGGTGGCTCCGTTCGCAAGCCGGGTGGCCCCGTTTGCGTTCGGCAATCCCCCCATCACGACGTTTCCTCCCGACTGATTCTGCAGCGTGCAGGAGAAACCGTCTCCGAGATCACTGAATGCAGCAGTCAGCGTGACTGGAACGGATATTACTAACTGCTTCCCGTTATGAGCCTCCGCTGTGAGTGCCGTATCTTTCGTTATCTCAACAGTCACGAATGCGGCTGGGGGTCCAACTACATAGCCGGCATCTATCGGCACAGCTCCCGGCGAAGAGATCAACAAATGCCCTCTGTTATCAATGGTGGCGACAAGAGATGTAAGAAGCTCAGTCGTCGTCGCTGGCTGGCTGGTAAGGGTGCCTAGTCCTGCATCGATCAGAGCTTGGGCCGTCGCATCATTGACCGTGATAACGTCGCCCGCTTCCCAGGCTTCAGACCAGCCCGGAACGCTGGACGTTAGGAGAACATTGGGCATTAAGGCTCATCCCTCGTGCTGCGAGGCGGGCTCGGGCTCGACAGCTGGCGCCGGCGAAGCCAGGTCGAAGGTCGCAATTTCACAAATCACGAGATCCTCGGCCTGCGCTTCGCTGACGTTGACAACCTTGCCGGCATCCCAGGCATCGCCCCAGCCCGGAATCGTCTTGAGGAGGAGAACGGATTTCATCGGGCACCCTCGGCTTGATGTCGACGTAAAGAAGGCGCGCCGGGCACATGTGCCCGGCGCCGCGCGGCGATTAGGTCGCGCTGTTCTTGTAGGTCTTGATCGGCTGAGCCGCCGACACGAGACGGCCGTCCGTGCGCAGGAAGGCGAGGTAGCCGACCTGCAGGTAATCGGCATACCGCTCGCGGAGGACCATCATCTGCATGTCCAGCACGTCGCGGATCACGTAGCTCTGGAAATTGCCGAAGGCGATCGACAGGGCGTTCGCGGCCATAACCGGCATGTCCTGATTGATCGTCACCGGGTAGCCCCAGATCGAGTCACCCGGAGGCGCACCGCTCGCGCCCTGATCCCAGGGCTGCCAGAGATAGCGACCGTTGCTGTCCTTCAGCTTGCGCAGGGCCTGCAGGGTCGTGTCGTGGAACATGAACCGCGCGCCCGGGCGATAGACGGGATCGACCGAATGGATCAGGTCGATCACGTTGTCGAACGTGACACTGGTCGTGCTGCCGGTCGCGCCGGTAACGCCGAGCGCCGCGCCGACCGTGACGCCCTGCGGGCCGGCCGTGCCGGCGCCATTCGTATAGTCGGCATTGGTGCCGCGGACGAAACGGCCGACAATCGCATTCTGCACGAGGCCGTCGAAGTCGAACGCCGAGTCCTGCATCAGCTGGCGGGATACGAGCAGCACGCCGCTCTTGTAGGTCCAGCCCTTCAGAGTCTTGGTGCCGAAGCTCAGGTCGGTATCGGCTGTGATCTGCGTATTCTCGCCGACGATCGTGGCGACCTGGCTGCGGTCATCCATCGTCGGCCACGGCAGATCGACGCCGGTGTCGGTCGACAGGACACGGGACGCGGCACGCATACCGCCCTGCGCCTTCATGGCGATCAGCAGTTCGCGCTGATATTCGGGCGCGATGGTCGCGCCGCCGGCGGCCGCCGTGCCGGTCGAAGCCGCGTTCTGAATGCCGCTCATCTTCTCGGCGTAGCTGGCGCGCTGCTCGTCGGTCGTCAGAAGCCGCGGATTGCCCGCCAGCACCGCGCGCAGGATGAGCTTTTCGTTCGCGACAATGCGCGCGGCGTCGGACGCGGCCTGATCGAACGAAATATGCCGCTCATCGGCGGTCTTCCGATGAGCATCGCTCAGCGTGGCTTCGAGCGCGGCCTGGCTGTCGAGAGCATCGGCCTGGCGGCCAAGCTCGTCGACCTTCTTCATCGCCGCCTCGTAGCTGGCGAAATCCTCCGCAGAAGGCGTGTCCTTGTCGATGAAGCCGCGCGCCTCGGTCACGAGAGCCGCACGCTGTTGCCGAATCGCTTTCGAGCGCATCCTTTTGTCGTCCTTCCGAAGACACGCGAGACGCGCGTCGGGTTAAATGTAGTCGCTCTGACGACACTATAGCCGTCAGGCGAGCTCAGCGAAACACTTACGTTGCTTCCGCGATCCGCAAGCGGCACATTGCGACGTGTTTGCGCCGCGCCGTGTTCGTTTTGTCGTCCGGATCGGCGTCCGGCTCTTTATCCGGCTCCTCGGCAGCCTTCGCGAGCACGGTGTCGGCAAACCCTGCCTCGAGCGCCTCGGCCGCCGTATACCAGGTCTCGGCGTCCATGGCGGCCGTGAGTTCCGCGGCCGATAGCTTGCTCTTGCCGGCATAGATGTCGACGAACTGCGAGTCGAGCTTCGCAAGGATCGCTGCGGTCGCCGCCAAGTCGTGCTTGTCGCCCATGGCGAGGGTAGCCGAGTTGTGGATCATCAGCATGGACAGCGGAGCCATGCTCATCGACGAGCCGGCGAGCGCGATCCACGAGGCTGCGGACGCGGCCAGGCCGTCGACGACCGTCGTCACGCCGCCCTTATAGTTCGCGAGGGCGTTATAGATCGCGTATCCCTCGAACACGTCGCCGCCGGGCGAGTTGATCCGCACCACGATCGGAGCGCCGTCGGCCTGCACCAGCGCGGCGACGACATCTTTCGCCGTCACGCCTTCGCCGGTCCACCAGTCCTCGCCGATCTGGTCATACATCAGGATCTCGACCGGCTCGCCGGCGCTCGCGGCCGCGCGGAACACGAGGCCGTCCTTCGGGGCGCGCGCAAGAAATTCGCGCAGCCGGGCCGAGGCCCGCGGGTTTTTCATCGTCATTTCGACGGCTCCTCTTTCGCCGGCTCGGCCGGTGCGGCGGGCGCAGGCGCGCCCTGAATCGTCTGCTCGAGAGTCCGGGTCACGCCGTTGCCGATAAGCGTGTCGCCGCCTGGCATGGCCGGCAGGTTCGCGCGCCGGCGCGCCTCGTTCGGCGTGAGCTGAAACGAGTTGATCTTTGTCTGCATCACCTGGGCGAGCTTCAGCGGGTCGAGGCTCAGCAGCGATTCACGATCGAAACGGGCATAGAGGCTCGTGCCGAGCAGCAGCTTCAGATTGAGCTCGTGCTCGCAGCGTTGGAATTCTGCCTCGAGCCCGGTCGTGAGGAAGCCTTGCATCAGCTGCTCGATCCCGGTGCCCCAGGCCGTCATTCCGCCTGCCTCGCCGATCAGAACCGGCGGCGTCTTGTAGAAGCGGCAGATGTCCTGAACCTGATAGCGACGGGCCTCGATCGTGTTCAGATCTTCCGGAGGGATCTGCGTCGTGGTGTATTTGGCATCGGAATCAAGATAGAGGATCTTGCCGGCGTTGTGGCGTCCGGCGGCCTTTTCGTTGAAAAACGCCACCATGCGCTTTTTCGCCTCGGCGCTCATGCCAGGCGACAAAGTGACGATGCCAGACGGCTTGGCCGAATTCTCATGCACGAGGCCGATCTGCTGCTCGAGCGTCTTCGACAGCCCGACCGCGCCGCGGCTGAATGCCTGAATCCGTGACAGGCCTCGCACGCCGTCGAACCCCAGACCCGCGATATGGATCATGTCCTCATGATGCACGGTCTCGATCGAGTTATTCTCGAGCCGGCAGGTGTAGAATCGGTCATACCCCTGCTTCGTGATGTTCACGCACCAGGGCATGACCGGCTCGAACCCGATTACGCGGGCCGCGTTGTCGTAACGAATGATCGAATAATGGTTGCCCCACAGCCCGACATTCAGCCCCCAGAACTCGCGCCACATGAACGAGGTCAGCGGGCGCCCGGGATACGGTGCCTCGCCGAGCAGCATGGACAGCTTGGAGCCCTTGACCTCCTCGCGGCCGCCATCCGGCATGTCGCGGTAGATCCGTAGCGGCGTGCCCGCCAGCAGCCCGGCATAGAGGGACACGCACGCATAGACGGCGGACTGCGCCATCGCGGTTTGCTCGGACACCGGAGGCCCGAACGAATCGCCGCCACCCGTCATCGTGTCGTAAAACCATGCATCCGGATTCGACAGAGGCGTGTTCGGGTTTTCCGGCGACGCATTGCGGAACGTCGGCTCGCGACGGTCGCGCTCCGGTGTCCGCCGATCGCTGAAGAATCCCATGGCAAGCCCTCGCTGTCGTCGGAGAGAATACACGCGCGATGTGAGCCTTGCAACGAGTCGTCATTCCGACGACAATCGTCGCGCAGCGCGGGAGGCCTCTCAAATGTTCAGGATCGGGTGCAAGGTGGCCTACTCCGATCGGTTCATTCGAAATTTCGGCCTCTATGCCTTCGTGCTCGGCATGGATGTCGCCCGTGGCGAGGTCAAAGGCTTCGCCGGCCGGAATCACGCGCTGGTATCATGGGACTGCGGCCAGATCGGCGAGATCCATCTCGCGAATATTCGCGTCATGCGGAATTGAGCGCGGCGAGGAAGTCCGGATCATCCCAGATCGACCCGGCGTTTTCCGGCTCCGGCTCGGCCCAGCTGCCAACGGCCTCTGACAGCGACACCATTCCGTCGATGCGCCCGTTCGACTTGCGCTTGTCCCATTTCCTGTTTCCGGACGGGTCGGGCAGCAGGACGGCGCTCGCACTATTCCAGCGCAGCAGCGGGTTACGCAGAATCTTGATCCCGCCATTCACGATGGCGTCCTCGAGCGCGCCTATGCTCCGGGGCATCCATAGCGTTTTGCGGGACTGGTAGCCCGCGAACCCCTGGCCGTGGCGCACGAGGCGCAGCCCCTGCCCCGCCGGACCGTCAGGGACTCCGTTCTCATCACGGTCGCGGTCGTCGATCCAAGCCTCGAGCCCTACGTCGTCGCAGGCCGCTAGGAAGTCATCCATGAGCGCCTGATCGTAAGCCATGCTGCGCATGTCGTGCTTCGCGCACATCTCCATCAGGAACAGAGCCACGATCCGCTTGTCGATCATCCGGCCGGGTGCGGTGAAGAGGTGCCCTTCCTCAACCCATTGACGATAGGGCACATTGTCCTGGCGCGCTGCCTCGTCGAGCGTATCGGCCGGCCGCCATTGAAATGTCGCAGTCTTCAGCGATCCGTCCTCGAGCCGCCACGCGAACGTCAGAGCTGTGAGATCGCGCTTCGACGAGAGGTCGAGCCCGGCGCGGCACGGAAGGCCGACCAGGTAATCCGGGTCGAAGTCTTCCTCAGCTGCCTCCCATAAATCGCGGTCGATCCATGCCTCGGCGGCGTCCGTCCATTCGCAGAAGTTCAGCCGGCGGACCACGCCTTCCATGCTCGGCATGCCGCGGGCCTTCGACACGCGGTCGCGCAGGTATTCGACAGTCAACGTGTGACCGAGGGACGGGTTTGCCTTAGCCCAGCACGACTCGTCCGCGAACGGGTCGTCGTCCGGGTCGAGCGCGCACATGTAGGCAAAAAACCGATCGTCCTGCAGATCGCCGCGGACGACCTTCTCCGCATAGGCGTGGTTCGAGTAGCAGGGGCCGATCTTGCTCGCGCCCGTGTTCGTGATCATCAGGATCAGCGGCTGCGCGCGCCCTTTCTGCCCCGCCTCGAGCATGTCGATCACAGTAGAGTTGCGGTGCTCGTGCACCTCGTCGACGATCGCGAAATGCACCAGATACCCGCTGTTCGGGCTGTCGGCCGCAATCTTGCGGAAAAATGAGCTCGTCGCGATATCCGCGATCCCCGTTTCCTTCATGTCGCCGCCCGACAGGTGCAAGCGGTGATTTAGGATCGGAGACTGCTTGACCATGGACACTGCCGCGCGGAACGCCACGTCGGCCTGATCCTTGGTCGCTGCGGCCGCGTAGACCTCGGCCGAAGCCTCTCCGTCTGCGGAGAGGGCCAGGATGCCCAGGCCGGCGGCCAGAGGCGTCTTGCCGCTCCCCTTGCCGCTCTCGACGTATGCCACCCGGAAGCGCCGGGTGCCGTCCTCCGGATCTTTCCACCCGTGCAGGCTCCCGACGATGAACGCCTGCCACGGGAGCAGGTGGAAAGGCTCGCCCTGATGCTTGCCGCCGGCCAGGCGCAGCACATCAGGGAAAAATCCCAGGGCATGCGCCGCGGCCTCCACATCCCAGAGCCAGGCACCGCGTCGCAGGTCGTCTAGGTGGCGCTGGCAGGTGTGGCGCACATGCGGGCCGGCGATGATCGACCCTTCGACGACCGCTCTGGCATAGGCTGTCGTCGGGTCGGCGACAGCTTTGGCGCGCTTGCGAGGTGCTCGAGCCATGGTCAGCTGAAGTATTTCGACGCCGGGTCCGTGGACGCGGCTGGCGCTCCCAAAGCCTGCACCTTGCCACGCGAGCTCGGATCGAGCCCGAATCTCGTGTAATGGTCGGAAACGCGCTTCTCGGCGGCCGCGATCATGCGCACTTCGGGCCGCGGCCGTATCATCGCGCCGCCCTTGCCCTCCGTGACGTAGGTCGGCTGATTTGGCTGTGCGACGATGTCCTCCTCGAACACGGGCACCATTTCGCCCGTTTCAATGTCGAGACGCTCGCCGCGGCGCCGTAGGATGGTGATCGGCTTCGCGTAGGAGTCCTGGGCCTCGCGCAGATCGGCGTAAGCCTGGCACAGCTGCGTCAACGCGCCGCCGTCCGCTTTCGAGATCACGCCCATCTTGAGCAGCATCGGCACGAGCTCGCGCCATTTCTCCCGGGCGTAGGGTCGAAGATGCGCCGGCATGCGCGGCGCGCCCGGATCGGGCTTCGGCTCACGATGGTTCACTCGGCTCGGCTTCTGAGTTCCTTTCACGAGCTTGAGATGGGTCGGCTTGCGGGGGCGACCAGCGGGCATAGGCGAAAAATCTCCTCTTGCGCGGCCAGAATAGCGCCGAGTGCATGTCTTCGCAATGCCGACATGCCAAATGGTTCCAAAAAACGGATTGCCAGAAATTTGTGGCTGGCACGGTCTGCGCCCCTAGTCCCGACAGAACTTTTACCCCACCCCTGCCTCGAGGATGGCCCGCGCCTGCGCTAGGGGCGTCGCTGGGGCCTGTCTGGCCGCGACCATGCCAGCGGATAGCCGTCGGCATCGCAGCCTCGTGGCGCGGGCAGCGAGCCGCTGGTGCGCGTGTTGCCGAATCCACCATCGCGCGACGCTGTCTTCGCCGAGTGACAGCGATGGCAGAGCGACATCAGGTTCGATGGATGCAGCGACGCGCCGCCTTTGCTGCGCGCCGTCCTGTGGTCGACGTTCGTGGCTCGCCGTCCGCAGTTCCGGTTCTGGCAAACCGGGTGCAACTCCAACTGCCTGGACCTTGCATCACGCCACGACGCCGATCGGTAAAACGGATCTGAGCTCATGACACCACGATACCGCGTCCGGGCAACTAGATCACGCTTCTCGAGGTGTAACATGGAAATCCAGGTGTAACATGACTCTGGATTGGTGAAGCTACAAGCAATATCAACGTTGTAACGGATGTAACGCTTGTAACGCCTGATTCCCTTATAGACTATATATGTAAAATCAGAATCAATGATTCTCTCATGAATAAGTATAAGATCCGTTACAAGCGTTACATCCGTTACAACAGCCTTTTTCAATGGGTTACGTGTAACTATCACGTAGCTCGAAACGAATTTTCATGTTACACATTACCGATTGATTACTGAGTCCATGAACTGATCCGTAATCTTCCAGATAACTCGCGCGGACGCGGACCCGGAATCAAAACGCCCGGCACGATGGCCGGGCGCGATGGTCGTCGGAATGTCGACTCGATTTAGCCGATGTCTGTTTCTTCTTTGCCGTCGCGGAACCCGTCGTCGTATCCGATCGTATGCCCGAACACGTAGCCGAGGAAGAAACCAAGCGCCATGGCACCGAGCAGCAGGGCTAGTGCTGCCACCGTTCGACTCCTTGTGCCAGGTCAAACCGCAACGTCGGGTGCAGGCGTCGCAGGCGATCGAGCTCGGCCTGCGCATCCTGTGCCGTCGTCCGGCTGAAGACAATGCCCCGCGTTTGCCACACCTCGCGAACCGTGATCAGGAGTCTCATGACACGGCGCCCAGCGCGAACGCGCACCATTCGGCAGCGGACATGGGTTCGTTGTCCTCTAGCGACACGGTCTGCAGGTGGCGAAACGCGGCAGCGAGATTCGCTTCGCTTTGCCGTGCGGTCCAGGCGGCGAGCCAAGATATTTCCATGGCTTCTTTTTCCGACGCAGTTATTGGTGCTGCTAGCAAGCCGCCTGTATGCCACCATTTACGGAAAGCTTTCCGCGCCTGCGCCTCGCTGTCATCAGCCATGGTCGGCCCGTCAACTCCCTCCTCGGACTCAATCCAGCCGCAGCAGCGGCCTTCAGCAATATCCCCAGCTGAGCAATTCGGGGCTCGGCAATTGTCCGGCTTGCTCACGATTTGCGCTCCTCGTCCCGTAGCTCGTCGAGCGCCTTGGACAGGTCATGGCGATACCCGACAGCCTCGGGCGGGCTCAGGCGCGCCAGGCCTTCGGCAATGAGGCGCAATAGGCGGCGTTCCGCTTTGGTCACGAGTTTCATCTCCCAAATAGAATGACAGCGGCAACGCCGCCGATCAGGACCACGCCCAGCAGAAAAGCGGCAATGCGCTCGCTGGGCGTGATCCGGCGTTCAGGGTGCAGGTCCGCGTTCACGACCGAAGCGCCTGCGTCGCGATGCACAAGAGAGCGGCGCCGATGATCAGCAGCACCCACCAAGCCCAAGTCGGCATGCGGGCTGCACGAGCCGGGATCTCCTCGAAAAGGTTTCCCTCGGGACCACAGCCTCCGCGATCAGCTGCTCGCTCTCGGCGCATGTTGGCGCACGACATGCTGAATGGACCTTCGCGCTCGCCTGTGACAGGATTATTCCGCGCCTCCGAGAAGATAGCCGCGGCATGCCGGCAATGAGGCCCGCTAGGCACCAAGCGCACGCCGAAGACTTTGAAGGAATCCACGAACCTGCAATCGATGCAGTATTTCTTGCGGGTCATTGCCAAAATCCTCCGGCATAGAGAATCGCGACAGTGGCACCTTTAATTGTGATCTCAGCTGCCACCCGGGCGCCGGGTTCGCTCTGCCGCGCGTCTCGCATAACCGCGATCACAAATCTGAAGAATAGCATTGATGCCACGACGTATTGCGGCCAACTCCAATGTGAAATCATGTGATTTTGCCCCGGCGATACTCGGCCTGTTGCGCCCGGCGCGCGGCGCGATTGCCGCTGAACTCGACCTTGTAGGGCGCGGCCAGTTCAGGAACCTTGCCGACGGCGCGTTCGCCGGTAATTACCGGATCGCCGAGTTGCGCCAGCTTCTTCAACATGCGCTGTTCGGCATCAGTGTCGCGTTCTTTCATTGTCGCCCTCATTTCGGGTTGCGCGTGTCGCCGTTATGACGACACGCGAAGCATGGCTAGAGCCAGGCGGGCCGCGTTACTGCGCTATCGAAACCGCGGTCGTAATCTTTGGGGCAACGCGCGGGCATCAGAACCGCGACGCAGTCCTCCCGTCCTGTCTCGACGAATGCCGGCTCGGAACCGTCGCCATACACCCGGATAAATCCGCCTTTGGCGAGATCGGCGAAGTCTCCAAGGAGAGAAGCCGAATAGAGACCTGGCTGAACCTTCGGGTTGACCTTCTGCGGAATCACTCTCCGAAAGTCAGGAAATGTCCCGTCGATGAACTCGACAAATCCGCGCCAAGCATAGCGCCCGGCCTGTGCGTCTTGGAGGGCTTCTTCTCGATTCGCGAACTTGGAATACGAGACCGTTAGAAACGCCTCGGAGGCTTTGGTCGCTGCGCCAGGAATGATGACATAAGCCGTTGGTTTCTCGCCCGAGCGGTTCGGCCGGGCAAAGCGTTTTATCGCGGCGATCAGCTCTTTCGGCGCTTTGATGATAGCCGGGCCGTCAGCTGCGGCATCCGGGCAGTTGAACGCGACAAGTCGCGTGCCATCTGTGGACGCAAGAACTGCGCCCGATTTAACCGGCTCGACGTAGACACCTTTTAGGTAGAACCGCGTCTCTTCGTTCGAAACAAACAGGTGAGTGAGGCGGAATTGCTCCGCAGGGATAGTCCACATTTTTCTGTCATCCTCATTTCGGGTTCGGATGACTCGTCTGTATTCTCTCCGACGACATGCCGCAAGTTAAATGTCGTCGCTACGCCGACAATTCGCCCAGGTCTGGGCTGCGCAGTTCGACGACATTCGAGGCTGGATTCACGAAACGGCGCGTCACCTTGCCGTCGATCCGGACGGCCTTCGGCACCCATCCAAGTCGTTTCAGGATTCCACCGATTCGCAGCGCATCGGCGCGCGTCTGCTCTTTCGGCTGCCTGCCGACCGCCCGGGACAGGATCTCAGACACCTGAGCCGTTTGCTGTGTCTCGAGGAACGCCGCAACGGCCGGCTCCCAAGTATCGACCTCATACCGTTCTTCCGCGGCTGCAGCTTGACGTTGCTCGAGCTCATAGGAATCGAGCCACCACGGTTCGCCGGCCAGGAACGCGACGACAGCCTCGGCGAGCAGCTGATCGCGCTCCGCGCGCAGCGCCGCTACGTCGATGCGGCGATCTTTGGGCCACCCGATGCAGCACGCGATAGGCCAGAACCGGCGAGCTCCGGTTTCGTCTTTCAGGTAGCCGAGCGACCCGGGATTCACCGATCCGCAGAACACGCCTTGCCGCGGATAATCCGCCGGCAGCCGGCCGTAGCTCGCCCGGAACGTGTCCACGCGCCTCGAGAGAAACGCCTTGATGTGCGCCGCCTCCGCTCGGTTCAGCGAGGCCAGTTCGCCGATCTCGATCAGCCATTTGCCTTGCAACCGCTCGAGCGTGTCCTTCGCTCCGATGTCGCCGAGGTCATCCATGAACATGGACTGATCGCCGCAGAGAATCT